GAAACTTTACATAATGAGGAAAACAAATGAAACTATCAACCGAAACACTTAACGTTCTAAAGAACTTTTCTACAATCAATCAAAACCTTGAATTCAAACAAGGTAACAAGTTGACAACCATCTCTGCTGGCAAGTCCGTCTTGGCACAAGCAACAGTCAAAGATGAATTTCCACAAAACTTTTGTGTGTATGATTTGAACCAATTCTTGTTGGTGCATTCTATGTTCAAGGGTGATGTTGAACTTGAATTTGATGCGTCTAATATTACCTTCAAGGGTGGTCGTAGCAAGACAAAGTATCGCATGGCGTCTAGAGACACCATTGTTGTTCCACCAGAAAAAGAAATCAAGTTGAATGACATTGATTATTCTTTCACCTTGTCTGACGTTGACTATGCAGAAATCATGCGTTCTGCCGCAATCCTATCATCACCAAACATCGCAATTAAGTCTGATGGTGAAACTGTTGAAATCTTTGCTTATGATGCCAAGGATGATTCACAACACACCAGTTCTATCAAAGTCGGTGATGGCAACGGTAAAACATTTACTCTCGTATTCAAGACTGAAAACCTGAAGATGATTCAAGGTACATATGATGTTCAAATCTCATTCAAAGGTTTGGCACAATTCAAAAACACCAAAGAAGAAATCCAATACTGGATTGCAATTGAATCTAAGGAAAGTACCTTCTAAATATGACTAACCAAGTTCAAACATTATACGGCACCTTTGATGAGAAACAACTGAGGTCTCTCAAAGGTTACATTGAAGAAATTGTGGTATGCATGTCACGTGCAAAATCAACATCACAATCTATGGCGGACATGGTAAGTCTTGCCCATGATGAATTGAAAATCCCTAAGAAGATTATCAAACGCATGGCTAAGGTTCAATATAACCAGTCTCTGCAAGAAGAAGTTGCAGAATTTAAAGAGTTTGAGGCTCTTTTGGAGAGTATTAAAGATGTTAAGTAAGTTTTTCAAATTATTTAAGTCCACACCAGTTGAAGTTGAAAATACTCAAGAGGTTTCACAGCCTTTGGTGAAACTTGGTCCAGAAAAAACAGAAACTCCTGTTACATATGAAATGATTGAATCTCCAACAACTCAACAACTTGAAGATGCTTTCAAAGAAGAAGAATTGGTTGGCAATCCAATTCCTATGCCAGGAACTATTGGTGGTGCAACTATTAAATTTGCTGAAGAACCAAAGTATGAAAAAGACAATGGTCCTTTGACTGAAGAACAAAAGGAAATGATTATTGAAACTTTTCCAGAATCAGTAAATCCACTTCCTACTCCAAAGAAACGTGCACCACGTAAAACTGTTGCAAAAACACCAGCAAAGAGAACCACTAAAAATGGAAAAAGCAACTCGTAGGTCTTTTGCAAAAACATTAGGCCTTGCTGGCCTACTTGTTGCTGGTGTTGAAGGTTACAAGGAAGTGAAAGAACGAATTGTTTATAAACAAGACGAGATTCCTTCCGAAGAACTACAAAAACAGATTGATACCAAACCTGTGTTGCAATTGAGTGCAACATATGGTGAAGAAATGCCACCACAGAAATACTATGGAACAAACATGTATGTTATATCGGGTATAGGTCCAACATACAAACCTGGTACAGAGAAAAAAGTTCAGGTGAATATTGTTCCTGGTCCTGATGGTAAGTTATATGTCAAAGAACTTGACCAGTGGCGTAGAATCTGATACAATGAATTTTTATATTATGAGGTTATTGAATGTCAAATCACTTGTTGTGGGTGGAAAAGTATCGTCCTAAAACGATTGAAGATTGTATCCTTCCCGATTCTTTGAAAGCAACTTTCCAAGAATATGTTAACAGAAAAGAGATTCCCAATCTTTTGTTATCTGGCACCGCCGGTGTCGGTAAAACCACAGTTGCAAAGGCTTTGTGTGAAGAAGTTGGTTGTGATTATATCGTAATCAACGGTTCTGATGAGAATGGTGTTGAAACCATTCGTGTCAAGATTAAAAACTATGCATCATCCGTTTCTTTGATGGGTGGTCGCAAAGTTATCATCTTAGATGAGGCAGATTATCTATCACACCAAGCCCAAGCTATCCTACGTGGCTCCATTGAAGAATTTTCTAACAACTGTTCGTTCATATTCACCTGTAACTTTAAGAATAAGATTATTGATCCTATTCACTCTCGTTGCACCGTGGTTGACTTTAAGTTGAATGGTTCTAAAGCCAAGATGGCGACTGCATTTTTCAAGCGTGTTGAAAACATTCTTACACAAGAGAATATCACATATGAAAAAGATGTGGTTGCTGCCATTATCACCAAACACTTTCCAGACAATCGCCGCATTCTAAATGAACTGCAACGATATGGTGTTTCTGGTACTATTGACAAAGGTATTCTTGGCCATGTTTCTGATGTGCAATTGACTGATTTGGTCAAATCTTTGAAGTCTAAAGATTTCTCAGGTGCTCGTAAGTGGGTTGCAAACAATTCTGACCAAGATTCTTCTGTTTTATTCAGAAAGATATATGACATAATGAATGATTGTATGAAACCACAATCTATTCCACAAACAGTCTTGACGATATCCAAATATCAATATCAAGCAGCATTTTCCGCAGATAAAGAAATAAATTTTATGGCATTTTTAGTAGAATTAATGGTTGATGTTGAATGGAAATAATGGATCATTATTATAAAAATAACGATCCTTATAAATAAATTTATTATCAACAAAAAAATACTTAAAATGACACCCGAAAGAAAAATCATAGTGGACAGGTATCGTAAAAACAACCAACAACGGTTGAAAGAACGATATAAAAGAACTGCCGAGAAAAAAAATAAATGGTTGTGGTCAAATATTGTGTGTAAATGTTCAGTATGTGGTGAGACTGACGATTGTTGTATGCAATTTCATCATAAAAATCCAGAAAATAAGGTATCAGAAGTGGCTACCTTATTCAAAAGAGTAAATACAGACATGACAAAAACTGTTGATGAAATTATGAAGTGTGTTTTGGTTTGTGCAAATTGTCACTTTAAAATACATGCTGGAAAAATAAATTCCGAAACCTTAAATTTGATCCAGGTCGATAGAGAAAAAATGATAAATTCTTGGGATGGAAAAGGATGTTCCGTGGAAAAATCAAGAATTGGTAATAACCAATATAGTAAAAAGTATGGAGAAAATTGATGCCTGATTTATTCAAAGAAATCATACCATCTATCCTTCAAACCAAGAAGAATGTGTTTGAAAACGAAGAAGATTATAAAGATTATGTTCCTTTTGTTGTGAACCGATCCTTATCTTTCCATCAAGATTGCATATTGTATGTGAATGAATTGAACATGCACAGTCAATTGGATAAAGACCTTCAGTATTCCTTTTATCTAAATACAATCAGACCTATGAAGCGTAAGTTTCAACCATGGCAAAAAGCCGAGGTCTTAAAGGATATAGAATGTGTCAAGCAGTATTTTGGTTACTCCAACGAAAAGGCCAAAGAAGCATTGCGTATTCTTAATGATGAACAAATCGCTGAGATAAAAGCAAAAACAAATAAAGGCGGAGTAAATAATGATAGGAATACAAGACCTAGTTGAAGTTACCTTAAATGAAGCAGATGATTTTTTAAAGGTCCGTGAAACTCTAACCAGAATTGGTGTAGCATCTAAGAAAGATAAGACACTTTTTCAATCTTGCCATATTTTACACAAGCAAGGTAAGTATTACATCGTTCACTTTAAACAATTGTTCGCATTGGATGGTAAACCAACCGATTTAACCGAGAATGATTTGTCTCGTAGAAATGCAATTGTTAAGTTGTTACAAGATTGGGGTTTGGTAAAGGTTATCAATGAATCCCAGATTCAAGTTCCCGAACCAATCTTCATTAGCCAAATCAAGATTATCTCTCACAAAGAGAAACATGAATGGCAATTAGTACCAAAATATAACATCGGATCTAAAAAGAAGATATAAATATAAGACAGGCCCACCTTAGGGCTGTTTGACGTTCACGGTAAAAGGCGTCCGAGAGATTTCACTACCACTCGTTAGTTGGTCCAGTATAAAGTAAGCTGGAAATAGATACGCCTTCGGGGTATCGCATTTTATTAACTCGCTTTTTAGGAGAAAAATATGACATATCTAAAAGATGTCTTCGGTAAAGACCTGTTCGGTCAATTCATTGGCTTTGAAGAAACTGTTGATGCTCTACGCAGAGCAACAGAACATACAGCCAAAACAATGGGATATCCCCCATACAATATCAAACAAGTAAAAGAAAACAAGTACGTCATTGAAATGGCAGTTGCTGGTTTTGCTAAGTCTGATATTGAAATCACAATGGACGGCAACAAACTTATCGTCAAGGGTCTTGCAAAAGATGACTCCGATGAAGAACATTTCCTATACAAAGGAATTGCAAACCGTGCTTTTGAGCGTGTCTTCACAATCAATGACAAAATTGAAATTAAGGATGCGGAACTAGCCAACGGTATGTTGAAAGTTTGGTTGGAAAACATCGTAAAAACTCAAGACGCCATTAAGAAAATCGGCATCAAAGGTTAATTCCAACAGGGGGCTTGCCAAAGTCTCCTTCTTGTGATACACTTCTCAACATCATGAAAAAAGTTGATAACAAACCAATCAAAATGCGTAATAAGTTGAATCCATCGGAATTCTACTGGCTTTTGCCTGAGCAAACCAAAGAAATCGATGGCGTTCAGTTTGTTGCTGTCCTTCGTAATATTGCAATCCGTGAAACTCCGTTTTGGATGCGTAAAGACTCCTTGGAGAAGGTGAGAAATGTCTAAATTATATCTTGTTGAAACTATTTCAATGCACCGAATTCGTTATGTTGTTGAATGTAAAGAAGAAGTCCATGCCTTGGATACAGTAACCATGCACACCACTGGTGGTGAAGAACTCAAAGAGTTTTCTCAACAACATTTGGATGAAGTTATTAGTTCAAGCCGTGAAATTTCAAGAATTGAATACCTTGATTTGTTTGATAAAGACAATGAGTATTTGAAGGATTGGAACGAAAGTCAAAAATTACAGTATGTAAATACTGTTGATTACACTAAATAAAAACTCTGGCGTTCGTATAATGGAGAATACACTGGTCTTCTACACCAAGAATATGGGTTCGATTCCTGTACGCCGGACCAAATTAAAGGAAACATTATGTCAGTTACATTGAAAAACTTGGAAAGTGCATTGGCTGGTGAGTCAATGGCACATATTAAGTATCGTTATTTTGCTAAATTGGCACGTGCAGAAGGTTTTGAAGATGTTGCAAAGCATTTTGAAGAAACTGCCGACCAAGAAATCAAACATGCATGGGGTCATTTGGAGTTGTTAGTGGGTAAGCCAACTACTAAGGAGTGCTTACAACTTGCTATTGATGGTGAAACATATGAGTTTACTACAATGTATCCTCAGTTTGAAGCCATTGCAGTTGCAGAAGGTAAGACCGAAGCACAGAAAGAAATCCAAGAGCAGATTGCTGAATCTAAAGAACATGCCGCACAATTTGCCGCTGTCTTGGCTAAAGCAGAAAAACGTTTCGCCGCATTGACCAAAGTTGAAAAACGCCATGCAGAAGCATATCAAAAAGTATTGGGAGAACTATAATGAGTGAACGTGTTTATGTTTGTATCGTTTGTGGACACACCTTGTCCGAAGCAGATTATCTAAGTTTGCCTGATTCTGTTACTTGCCCCGAATGTGGCGTGAGTAAAGAAGATTATGTCTTAATGGAATAAGATTAAGCGACTATAGCATAGAGGTAGTGCCGAGAACTCATAATTCTTACGGGGTAGGTTCGAATCCTACTGGTCGCACCATATATTATGAAGCAGAAGTTTATTGATTATTTCATGGATATTGCTGAACGGACTGCACAATTAAGTTCGGCAAAACGTCTTCAGGTTGGTTCTATCATTGTAAAAGATGATAGAATCATTTCCATTGGTTATAATGGTATGCCGCCTGGTTGGACTAATGAATGTGAAAACACAATATTTGTATTGAATGAGGAAGTAATAGGTACCGATATGGTATCTTTAGGTTATACACAATCTGAAAATGGTAACTGGTTTAAAACCAAAACCAAACCAGAAGTTATTCACGCAGAGGCAAATGCTATTGCTAAACTTGCTAAATCCAGTGAATCTGGAGATGGTTCCACCATGTTCCTGACACATGCACCATGTATTGACTGTGCAAAACAGATATTTACCGCAGGAATTCGTAAGGTTTTCTATAAAGAAGATTACCGAAATGACCAAGGTGTTGTATTTTTACAACAGTGTGGTGTGGAGGTTGACAAGTACTCTAAATAGATGTATACTGGCTTCTTTAAGGAGCATCTATGTCTATTAAGATTGTTGGAAGTCCCGATAAAAATTTTACTCCTTATGTTCATAGGGCCGCTAAGTTTTACGCTGATAGTTTATTAACTAAGCAGATGCAGGACTATACTTCAATCGTAATCAAATTCAAAAAAGATATGCAAGTATTTGGTTATGCATATGTTGAAGGTTATAATTCTAGGAATATGCCTAGAGAGTTTCTAATAGAAGTTAATCCAGATATTGGAGTACCAAATATATTAGAAACAATTGCACATGAAATGG